CTCGTCGGATTGGTGCGACTTGTTGTGCGGCGGTGCGTACTAAAGCTCCGTCTATCTTGTCGGCTAATCTCACAGGCTGTAACGCTCCGCATACCAGGCAGCGCCGTCGAAGTCGCCGACAGCCACGAACTTGTTGAGGGTATCGGCATAGCCTTCAGGTACGTAGTCGAACTGGAATGGCTTGCTAGGTGATTTCTTGAGCCATTTCTTGAAGCGCTTGATTTCGGCGATGTCGGCTGGGAGGGCAGACTTTACTTCAGCAACTGGGGTGACTGGGGTTTCCTCAACTGGTTCGGCAGGGGTTTCAGGGGTTGCCGGTGTGGTGGTGAACGCTACAGGGCCAGCCTCGGTTAGACCGAACGCACCAGTGGCAACAAAGATTGGCTGGTCAGCGTATTCCGAATCCATTAGCGGTAGACCGTTTTTAGCGCGGGCTTCGTTCAGGGTGAGCGAGCCGTTGCGGATGCGCACATCTTCAGCGTCTGCGATTGACTTGTCATCCTGTCGGGCGCTTGGCTGGAACTTGAACTCTAGTTCGCGTGGCATACCGAGGTAAACGTAGGAAAGCTGGCTAATCTGTCGGGCAACCCACTGTGCCAAAGGCAGTAGACCTAGCACTTCAGAGGTTTCAGCCTGACCTTCGTGAAGGCTAGATCCACCCAAACCACTCTTACCGGCAAACCCAATCTCGGTAGGTAGGACACCGAAGTGACCACAAATGCTGGTGATGAGATACTCGTCTAGCGTGTCGCTAAACTTCTCGCCGTAACCATCGAACTGGATTGGCTCTAGACCGGCTGGCAGTAGGCGGGCGCGTTTACGCTGTTCGGTCTGTCCGGCTAGGTCGTCGTTGAAGATGTTCTCGTAGGCGCGCAACAAATCGGGGTTATTGCCAAAATTCGCGTCGGTTCGGAACATGAGCTCGGGCATAACACCGTCGGTGTATTCGGCGCGTAGCCACTGCTGGCGACGCAGATACAGGTCGGCTAGAGGGAGCGCACGCTCTACAGGGCCGTAACCATAAACACTATGAGTACGGCGATTACGCACCAGATAAGACAACTCGTCGCTAGTGAACTCGCCGTCAGCTTCAAGAGTTTCAGTTGGCGCAGTGAACTCGGTGCGAGGGAAACCGTAAAGGATTTGCTGGAACGCAGCGTTAGGTGCTTCAGGGCGCATACCACGGTCATTGATGAGTGGCTTGATAGTAGTTGCGTCAAGGAGTTGGAGTGCCTTTAGTTCCCCGCCAACGGTCTGTTGAGGCCAGATAGCGACAGCATCCAGCACGAGTAGATCCTCTAGGAAGCAGGTCAGCCACGAAACAAAATCCATACCGTTGCCGATGTCTGGGGTTTCCCAGAAGTCACGCAGACGGTTCATTTCGTCATTGAACTGCTCTTTAGCGATTTGTGCGGCACGAACCTGGTTCACGCCCTGCTCCGCCATAATCTTTTCCACAGCGGTAGGGGTCAGGCTAATGTCCCAATCCAAGCCCGCCATCTTGTTCTTCAACACTTCGATACAGCGACGGATAATGTCAATCTGCTCCGACGATTGACGCAACACCCGAAACGGTACTAAACGCCCACCAGAAACGTTGATGTTCTGGGCAACCTCAAACTCCCATTTACGAGGGTCAGGGCGACCACGCTCACCGGCAGGGTTGATGCTAGACGGGATGAGTGGCATTGCGGGTGCGAACGGCACATTCGCCCACTGCCCTTCACGCTCCAACGGCACATTCACGCCGGTAGCAGTACCCACGTTCGGGCTAGGTAGGGCTTTCACTACTTCGCCAGCGATGCGGGCTAGGGCTTTGTCAAAGATTCCCATTATTCTCCAAGCGATGTCTGGCAGTAGTTACAAACTGTCGCGGTCTTGTTGGCTGGCATCCGGCAGGATGGACAGAACTTGGCAAGGCTACTAAGTCCAAGAATACTACTTGCGCCCGCACTTAGTTCGGTGACTGCCCACACCATTGCGTCTAGGTGGTCTGGTGAGTCGGTTGAGGCGATGGTGAAGTTTGCCATCTGATCCTCTAACACGGGATAGCCGCCGACTAGGTGGCCTCTGCCTTGTTCCCACAGGCTGGCTACTGGTTCGGCTCGGATTATTTTGCCTCGCGTGGCGGTGACTTTGCGGAAGCTGACGGTGGGGTCTACTTGCCGGAGTAGGAGTTCTATCATATCGCCGCCATTATTGGTTTCGCCTACGATGCGGTCGGCTTTGTGTCGGTGGTATGCGTCTACAGCGATTCGCGCCCAAGCGTCAGGGGTTTCCTTACAGGATAAATCTTCCAGGATGTAGTAGTGCTGGTCGCTGGTGATGCCGGCAACAATAATGCCGGTTTCGTCGCTGTCGTCGCCTGATGTTACGGCGGGGTCGATTGCTACAACAATACGGATTAGTGGCGGGTGTTCGGTGACACGGCTCGCTTCGATACTGTCACGGTTCCAGAGTGCGCCTTCAACGCTGTCCACGATTTCGGCGTAGAGTTCCTGCCTTCCGAGCCTGGTTCCTTCGTAGCGGAGCCGGAGTTCGGCGAGCGCCGCCGGTGCAAGATTCTTAGCGTTATCAAAGGTTGATCCACGCACAACAACCGTGCCATCTTGCTTCAACAAATCCTTGATTAGCTTTGTCGGTCTAGGGGTAGTGGTGATAACTGTTTGCGGATGGTCGCCTAGACGGAGCGCAAACTTGTATTGGTCATACGCTGCACCATCGGTGCTGGCAATCTCGTCAATCCAGCCACCGTGAAAGTTAGGGCCACGCAGACGGTCAGGTTCCGCTGCTGAAAACAGTTTGATACGGCTCTTGTTTGTTAGGACAATTTCGCCCATCGAACGGTTGTAGTTCTCCAGTACACCGTACTCATTCAATACGGCAATTAGCCCACTAGGGCCTTCTGCGGCTGTATCTCTAACATCTCCGAAGGTTGGTGCGATTACTGCCCACCGAGTGTTCCGGTTCATTAGCGCTTGCCACGCCAACCATTCGGCGGCGGTGCGGGTTTTACCCCATCCACGACCTGCCAGCGCAACGAACGTGTTCCAGTCGTTATTCTCTGGTGGTAGTTGGTTCGCTCTCGCTAGATCCCTCTGCCAAAGCGCCCGACGTGCTGCTATCACTTCGGCTGGCGAGTATTCGTTCAAGCTCGGTGCGGACTGCGTTGCCGTCATAAACTGCTACTTCTATCTGTTGGCGAATAGGTTGGTCGATTCCGAGTAGGCGCGCGCGTCTTTCCATTATGCGAAGCAAGTTGGCAATACTTGGATTATCGCCCTGCAAAACCTTGCCCCAAATAGCAGACTGAGCCAAATCCAATCTCTCGGTTTCTAGCGCGCGAATGGCTTCGATGTCGTCTTTGACAACTCTGGCCAAGGAACGGTCAAAGGCTTTTTGCGCCCCGCTAGGGCTGAGTCCTACACGCTCACCGATTAGATCCCAAGTAAGTCCTCCTCTGCGGAGTTTGACTACTTCCTGTTCTTTTTCAATCGTGTCTGGGCTGGGTGGTTGCCCTTTTGGTCTGCCACCTGGTCGGCGTGGATTAGCGTTTGCCATAGTTTTACTCTAACTGAAAATCATTATCAGTAAGTGATTCAAGCAAACCTTTTGTATCGTTCTTGTATCCAATACCCCTGCAAATGCGCCAAGCGGTGTTGTAGTTCACCCCAACGGCATTGCCGATTTTTTTGTATGACAGCCCTTCGGCTCGCAGCTTGAAGATCTGCAACATCATTTCGCGGTCTACCACGCTTTGCGAACTAGCGAACCCGCTTCTCCCAACCATAAGTCCACGCTCAAAGGCTTCTTGAGTGTTTTCTTTGGCGGTTCCCCAGCGCAAGTGCTTGGGATTTATGCAGGATTTATTGTCGCAAGAGTGAAGCGCATACATTTTAGGTTCAGGTGGGCCATAAACCAATGTTGCTACAAGTCGATGAACTACAGTTCTTTTGCCTTTGTAGTGGATGCTTGCATACCCATCCCTGAATCGACTTTCCTGCCACTCCAGACAGCCAGTCGGCAT